ATACCGTATTCGGTTTCCTACCACGCTTGAGCACAAGTTCAACACCATCCACTTCGAAGTAGAGAGTGACACTCATTCCTTTCTTGTTGGTGAGGTTAACGAATTGATCTTGTTTGATATTTTCAATACCCTCGTTGAAGAGCACCCAAACCAAAGCTTGAAACATCGTGGACTTACCAACACCGTTCCGAGAGTATCCTTCAGCACCGACATCACGGTTCTCCCCAAGGATCAACGTGGTGAGATCTGTGTCCAGATCAATCTCAGTAGGTTTCTTCCCGAAGGACATGAAGTTTTCAATGATGAGTTTGTTGAGTTTTATGTTCATTCGATTATCTCTTGATAGAGCGAAGCAAGCAGGTTCTTGTTCACGGTTGTATTTGATTCGTCGATGTTCTTGATATGCTCAAGGACTGTTTCATCAACGGTTAGTATCCGGTCAGAGGAAAGCTCTGTATTTTCCTCAACGACATTCTTTGCCGCAGATCTTTTATAGACAATCTTGGTGTCCCTGAAGTTTCTGGACTCCAGAGTTTCCCTAAGCTTATCAAAGTCTTCATCTGAGATATCGTTGTTGATAACAATTCTCAAAGAGTCTTTGGAGAAATCCATATCTTCTGTGCCGGTGAAATCAGCTTCCAAGAAATCGTTGTAATCAATTGACGTTACCTCGATGGTATTGTAGTCAGTGAAGGTGTGTTCTCCTGTGCTCTTATCGAACTCACAGAATCCCTTAGCTGAATCGTTGGCATCGTTGTAATCATACGGAAATGGGTTGCCCACGTAGATAACATTATCTACTTCTTGTCGTCCGTGATAATGACCTGTAAAGATTTTATCGATATGTTTCAACGACTTATGAGTCATTCCGTGCTCCATTATGTAGTTGTCGTTGAGACGAAATGTAGAAAACTCGAAATGACCGAAGATGTATTTGACCTTATGCTTCTTGGTGTACTTGATTAGATCATCATACTGTTTCTGATCCACGATCCAAGGAGTATAAACAACATCTCCCTCGTGTATCATCTCACCAATGACACGCACGTTCTTGATATGCTTAAACATATTCACGGAGTTAACATCAATTCTGTCCCTGTGGAACATGTCGTGATTACCGACAATGATGTTTACCTGTGGGAAATGCTCTGCCAGATACTCAACACCAGAAATGGCGTAATTGATTGTATCTACTGAGATTTTGTCTCGTTTGTGAAACACATCCCCAAGAATGTTTAGCTCACATTCTTCTGGGTTCTCAACCTGATCAACCATCCAGACAAAGAACTCCAGCATACTTTCATTATGCGAAGTAGAGTTATTCGCATTGCCGAAATGGATATCGGCAACGTTAATTGTTCGATTCATAAAAATTCCTCTTTGTTCCGAGATGATATCACATCATCTCAGCGAAGTCTACAAGTCTCTGAAATCTTCTAAAGATTCTTCATAATCTTCGTTAGATTCTCTTTCTTGTTCAGCAATGGTTCGATCATAAGGATCTATTGCCTTATGACGTTCGCTGAAACCAAAAGAAGGTGTCATGTTTTGACTGACCAGAAGAGCATCACGAATGTCATGCTGTTTCTTTTCCTTATTAAGAATCTGAATAAAAGCGTTATGAATGATACTGGTGTAGTAAGCAAACGTGTTTTCGCTTTTTTCTGGATCGAATTTGTGGAGAGCAGCACAACATGCTACAACTCCGTTACCGATCATTTCGTCTTTGTATGAGTATCCGGAAAAGTTTGGTTTGGTTGCGATCCGCCTAGACATGATCATAAACATTTTACCCAAGCTGTCTGAAATCTGATCATTCGATTGACATTTCAAGACTTCTTTGAACATTTCCTGATTCGAAAGATACCCCTCTTCTTTCTTTTTGCGCTTGCCCACATTATCCCCCTTTATAGATATTGACAATATATTGTTTTTGTGTTAGCGATTTGGACAAAATATAGATTGAAAAGTTTAGTTTTCAATTGAAATTTCTTCCAAAGGCAATGAAAAAATGTCATTTGCATAAATAACTTATATACAAAAACGTATTTATTAGGACAGATGATGAAGAAATATCTAAATGGTACAAGAAAGTGTTTGTGTCTTGAATTGGAGACTCATGCACAGTTTCTTTTTACTGGTCAATCGGTTACTACCGATGAGACACCAAAGAGTATTCCTGAAGGAATTATCGTCGTCGATGTAGAACCAGAACCTGCTGCTGCGGTTGCTCCGAAGAAGAAGGTAGTAAGAAAGAAATCTGTTTCTAAAAAATCAGAGGATTAATTAGGAGAATTATGAAATGACGTATCCAACTTCACCGGGAGTATACCCACGAGAGGTCGATCAAAGTCTAGTTATATCGAGTGCTGCCAATTCAATCGGCGGTATCGTTATTAATGCTGACAAAGGTCCGACTGGTGAGCTGAATCTCGTAACAAACAACAAACAGTTTATTGATACCTATGGTGAACCAACTCCATCAAACCCTTCTATGTACTCTGCTCTTGCTTTCTTGGAGCAAGGCAAGAGACTGCTAGTAGCTCGTGCAATAAGTGATGCTGCTGCTGCAACGGTTGAAGCTGATGACACTACTGCTACCAAAGCATTTGATGTCAGTGCTATCAACGAAGGTGCTTGGGGTAATTCACTATCATTAAACATTACATGCAAACTGGCAACCATTACGCTTAATTCTGGTGGTGGAAGTTATGCTGTCGGTGACGTTCTGACTGTATCTACAGGTGCAGGAACTCTTGCTCAAGTAGTTGTAACAGGAGTAACTGGTGGTGTTATAGATACCATCTCGTTCGTCGATGGTGGTGAATACACAACATTGCCGCCAACACTAACAGATATAGCTACTACCACTGATGGTGGTGGTACAGGTGCTACGGTTGATGTAACCGTATCTGACAAGTTCAATATGGAAGTACTGCTTAGTGGTGCAGTAGTCGAAACTTACGAAGACCTTACTCGTAACACTCTCTCGAAAGATGGTTTCGGTAAGAGTCAATACATCGAAGATGTTATCTCTGTCAACTCTGAATACATTGTTGTAGTAGATGATCTAACGAACGACTACACTGCTTCGACGGTTGCTCCTATCACTGGTAGTGCTTTGACAACTGGTTCGAACGACACTACTGCTCCGAACGATGCACAAATCAATGTAGCTTGGGACTTGTTCCAAGTTAAAGAAGAAGTTGAAGTAAGTCTGTTGATCAACGCTGGTTGGGCAACACAGACTGTTCAGAACAAGATGATTACTCTTGCTGAAGCTCGTGGTGATTGCATGGCAATTCTGGACTTCCCTTCATCTGATACGACAGTAACATCAATGCTTACTTACAGAAAAGCAACGCTGAATGCTGATACTTCGTTCGCTGCTATCTATGGTGGTTATGTATACATCTATGATCAGTACAACGACAAGTATCTGTATGTTCCGCCAAGTGGTTATGTGGCTGGTGTGTATGCTGGTACAGCTCAGAGTTCTGAAGTCTGGTATGCTCCTGCCGGAGTAAGACGTGGTGTTCTGAATGTTCTGGGTGTTGAGACTGTCTTCACTGAAGGCGAACGCGATTCCCTGTACACAGCAGGCATTAATCCGATTCAGAACTTCACTGGTGAGGGTGTTCAAGTTTATGGTCAGAAGACGTTACAAAGCTTTGCTTCTGCGACAGACCGTGTAAACGTAAGACTCCTGTTGATCCAGATTGAGAAGTCTGTTAGCAGATCACTGAGACCGTTCGTATTCGAATTCAATGATATCTTTACAAGGGAAAACATCAGTTCAATCATGAATTCCTACATGGAAGATATCAAGGTTAGACGTGGTGTGTACGATTACAAAGTGGTTTGTGATGATACCAATAACACAGAACAGGTTATTGATACTAACAAACTCATTGTTGATCTGTATGTTAAACCAACAAGAGTGGCAGAATTCGTTCAATTGAATGTTGTTGTTACTTCTTCTGGTGTAACCTTTACAAGTTAATAGGAGATAGGAAAACATGAGTAATATTCAAGACATAAGAGCGATTCACACACCACAGCGTAGTTACATGTGGGAAGTGGAAGTTCAAGGTCTATCGACAGGTGGACTTCCTGAGATGTCTTTCTATGCAAAGACTGTCTCTATTCCACAGAATGCTGCTGAACAGATCATCATCAATCATAAAGCGTCCAAGACACATCACGCCGGTCGTGATGCTGCCGCACATTCAGTGACGGTTTCTTTTTGGGATGACGAAGCACAGACTATCGCCAAATACTTTGACGACTGGTTCCGCCTAATGCTCGATAACAGTGTTGGTGCGGGTGTAAGCAGGGATTTGTATGCTGCCACTCTGATCATCAAGTTGAAGAATGCTGACGATACAGAAGTCACTAGCACGATCACTCTAACTAACGTCTTTATCACTGATATTGCCGAAGTAGCTCTGAGTTTCGACACAAGTGAACCTGTAGAACACAGTATTACTTTCTCCTATGATGATAAGATCATCAGCTAAGATAAAAAAATAAAAATGTTGTAACTTTTGGGGGGACAGATGTCCCCCTTTTTTTGTTTGATAAATAATAGAATGAGCATAGCAGACGATTTTAAGAACAAAGTAGCACTAGATACCTTTGGTATAAGCAAGAAAGGTATTGCTACCAATCCACAGAAAGCTTATATGTGGGAAGTACATATCACTGATGGTGGTAGGGTAGGTATGGTAGCAACGCTTCTAGACAACATAACAGCATATGCAAAAAGCGTGGTAGCACCATCACGCACCGTGGAACCCATACCCTTCAATATTATGGGAGACAGACTTTCATATGTTGGTAAAGAGACCTCCCCACGTACTCTAGAGTTAACGTTTTGGGACGACGAATCTGCAACTATCAGAAGATACTTTGATAGATGGTTCCAGTTGGTATATGAAGATAAAACGGGGATAGCTTCTGCTCGACAAGATGCAGATCGCAATATCGAGATTCGCACAAAGGATACAACAGACACAGCGTTTACATCTATAACAAAGCTTAATGGATGTTTTCCAATAGAGATCGGACCAGTTAATTATTCGTATGAGGCTTCCGATGTCGTTGAAGTTACAGTAACTATACAGTTCGATAGCATGGAGTTTATTATATAATGCCAGTACTTAACAAAAACGTAGCATCACCCAATGATGAGTCTTTTGATACAGAACGATTGCTGAGATTAAGAAGAAACGAACCTCCACAAAAATCATATATGTGGAGAGTCGAGCTTCCAGATCTTTCTGATAGGTCGAGACTTTCTGGTGTGAGTTATGATCCGAATTCTTTTAGATTAGCAGACAGACTACGTGCTCTTAATGTTATGCAACAACAAATGCTTTCACAAAGAGTTACATCAATATCAATTCCTTTCAGTACAGTTGAAACTGATAAAGCTATTTCTGAAAACAGTTATTGGTACTATGCAAAGCAGAATGATATTGGTCAAATTGAGTTTGAGATGCAAGAATTCGAGGATGGTTATACGTTGCAGTGGTTGACTGCTTGGCAACAACTGATGATTCGCAGCGAACACGGAACTTATAACCCACCAGTTGTCTATAAGAAGGATCTGAAATTCTATCGATTGAGTGCCAACAAAAAAGACATCCACATGCACGTTTATAAGGGTTATTTCATAAGTGGTATAGCAGATATGTCAAACGATTACGAGGCGAACGACATCGTTCGGTATTCGGTTCAGCTTACTGGTGATTCTGTAGAACATAACATATTCAGTGTTGCTGGTTTCACGCACGTAGATCCATTGAATCTCAAGAGACTGGCAGAGATATTTGCTGTTGAACCAGTATTAGAAACGGTTGATCTTGCTTTGAAAGGTTCAGTAAAAGCAGCTACAGGACTTAACATCGGCGGTATCACAGGTGCTGTTGGTGGATTGGGCAATTTATTTTAGTATAAATAAACGAAAAGGGGAAACAATATGTTTAATGAAGATAATCCTGAACAGGATGATAACGTTCTTGCTGAAGCAACAGAACAAAAAGAAGCAACGTCAGAAGATGTTGTGTCTGCTGATGAGCTTAAGGTAAAGTTTTACAGCGTAGAACTTCCGTCAAAAGGAAGATTGGGATATCCAGAATCTGTGGAATACAGGGATATCATGGTTCGTGATGAAAAGGTTCTGTCTTCAGCCACACCCAAAACCTATGCCGACACTCTTAATAAGGTATTGAAATCCTTACTAAAAGATCCATCCATTTATGATAAGTTGTGTATCTATGATCGTGACTTCCTGCTGTTGTGGATCTGGGCAAACAACTATTCAACAGAGAAACAGTTTGAGGTGTATTGTCCTGTTTGTACCACCAAAGACACCGTTGACATTAACCTTACAAAGATTGATATCGTTACGGTAAGTGATGATCTGAAGGTTCCCTTTCCTTTGGATTTGAGTAATGGTGAAACAGTGAACCTTCGTTTGCTGACGGTACAGGACGAAGCGGTTGCTAAAAAGTTTGCAACACATCACAAGATGAACGAAGCTGATGTGAAATTTGCGCTGGCAATGGAATTCAAAACCCGTCTCCCGCTTGCAGATAAGATAAGGTACATCGACAACAATGTCACTGGTAGGGACATGGGTAGGATTCGTGCGTTCCATGATCGTTTTAAATTTGGTTTGGAAGACAAAGTAAAGCACGAATGTACAGGGTGTGGAGAGGTCACACCGCACGAGATACCCTTTTCGGGGGAGTTCCTTCTGCCCACCTTACAGGCAGATTTTGAGAAAATCCTTCGATCTAACTAAACATTTGCACATCAGTCCACTGGATGTCGATCTCATGGCTGTTAATGAGGTCGATATCTATTTGGAAATGTTGAAAGAATCTATCGAAAAAGAAAATCAACGATTACAAAAAACGTTCAGCAAGTAACTTCTTATTTTATAAATACTATATACTCTAGAGGTTACACATGGAAAACAATATCGATTTCGAAAAAATCACCGAACAAGCGGTGCAGTATATCAACCATAAGCAGAATGTTCTGCTTGAGAGATATGGGGATGATGAAAACGAAGATGAGGCAAATCTGTTTCGTGGTGAAGTATACACAGATGAATCTCAGCTCAAAGGTAAAAGACTGAAGTTCAATATCAATCTTACAACCCCTGCTAGGATGGCACAAAGAAAGCTTCACGCACGATTCATTGTCGGTTATAACATCAGAAATTCACATCTATTTTATGAGATCTGGTATCTTCCTTTCTCTGGTAAATATGCACTCGTTGATAAGTTTGGTAAAAAACCAGACAACACTCGTGAATCCCCGAAGCTTAAAGACGTAATCGATATGCTTTTTGATATCGTTGCTACAAGGGACGAAGACAAGGACGAACGTGAGCTGTTCGGAAAAGCAAGAACAGCATCGAGGGACGCAGAACGAGATTTCCGTAGTAATTTATATGCTTCTACAGATAGTTCTCCGGATGAATTCGTTCAAAAACTATTGGAAGCAAACATAGCATCTCGTCAGCTTTTGGCAGATATGATAAATCAAAATGTTGAAGAATATCATGAAACCAAAATGAACAAGAGCAAAGTAAACCGTCTCTGGGGAGTTGTTCTTGGTCGTGACATTACATACCCCACAAAATACATTGGTGGTGTCATCAACAAGGCATTGAGAATCATTGGTAAAGACAGGGAAGCAACGTTTGTCACTGGTTACACTTTTAATGAAAAGATCGATATCGAAATCTGGTTTGTTAAAAGTCTGCTAACAGGAAAAGGAAGTTTCTATGTGTTTGATATTACTTCAGCAAAACTGATAAAGAAAGACCTACGTACAATGCGTAAAGCTTATAAAGCAGTAGCTGATAAGCTTGGTGTAGATGTTGACTAATGGTTGATAAGACTCTAAAGAAAGACGTTGAACGTCTCTCTGATTTTCTTGATGAACTTGAAACTATAAAACAAGACATCAAGAAAACCGACAGTTTATCTAAAGTTTCTAGTAGGTATCAGCAGAACCTAGAAAAACTCATTCGTACCACAAAAAATCTGCTTTCCAATACTGCTTCGGACACAGAAACAAAAGGTTTCGAAAAACTTGTTAAGACTTCAGATCAATCTCTGAAGGTAATGCAGAAACAAAACAAGAACGACGAACAGTTCCAATCAGAATTCACAGAAGTCTTCGGTGATGTTAAAGCGAACGAGCAAGCGTCTATGGCGATGTTTAAGCGTTTGGGTACAACCCTTACCGCTGTTGTCTCTTCAGCTAATATAGTTAGTGCAGAGGCACGTAAGGACGTTTCAGACACAGCACTGAGTTATACCACAGGTCCATTTGGTAAGATAGTACAGGATACCTTCGCTGGTGCTGGTGGTGCTATATCAAGCATGATGGATAAGGTTAGAAACAGAGGACAAGCACACGATGGTATGACAAACGTTCCAAAAGAAGGATCATACTTACTTGATGGTGGTGAACGTGTGCTCTCTGGTGAACAGAACACAGATCTACAGAACTTTATGGAAGATTCAATAGGTGGTGGTGCTGCTGCTGAACAACTTATTGATATCCAACGTAATACTAAAAACCTTGATGATGGTATCCTGAAAGTATTCAATGCCGACCATGATGCTCGATACTTCGATTCTCTCATTGATAATGATGACAGGATCGCAATGGATGAAGCATCTGCCGAATCAAAACATCATAAAGAATTGAAAACAAAACTAGAAATCTTAACTGAAGTTATCAGTGGTATACAGGCTGGTTGGTTAGCTGGACAACTCATTGGTATCGGTATCTTCTTTAGACGATTTAAACGTATGCCTGTAATTATGTCTCTTGGTTTGCTTGGTCAGGGTATTGTAAAACTTACCAAGACGTTATCAGCGTTTACTGGTCTGTCGAAATTATTGGGTGGTATCGGTAACTTTCTTTTTGGTACTAAAGCAAAAACCAAAGAAGATCAAATCATTCAAGCGAACGAGGATATCACCGCAGAACTTAAGAAACAAGGCGACATAGATCGTCGTACTCTGTTTAATAGGATGTCAGATATTGTTGGTCAGAGCTTCGGTAATGTGGGTAAGGGTTTAACAAACATAATGTTTGGTACAAAACTAGACGACACTAAACGTGCTAATGCTCGTTTTAAACCGTCTGATGAAAAGAAAATGGAACCAGTTACTGAACGATTGGATCAATTAATCAATACCTTGAATTCAATCTTTGGTATTCAGGAAGAGCTTCTTGAAGAAGCTGAAAAAGGTGGCAAGAAAGGTGGACTCTTGGGAATGTTGGGTAAAGGTGGTAAGTGGTTACTTGGTGCTCTTGGTTTAACAACATTGTTTTCTAAGCTTGGTCCTATGATAGCTAGTGCTTTACCCGGATTATTGATGAGAGCTTTACCTGTTGGTGCAGCATTGTTCGCTGGATTCAAGCTTGGTGAAATCTTAAATGAGAAAATCGGTGAGTGGTTGGATCTTGATATGGATCTGGGTACATACATTGGACAAGCTGTGTTTAACTTCGTAGACAAGATTACTAGTTGGTTTGGTGATGTGGGGAGAGCGTGGGAAGAGATGGGTGCAATGAAATTCTTTGGTTCTGCTCTTGCGAGTGGTGATTTACCTACTCTTTCGAAAGACGGATTGAAAAATGGTGAACAGAGATTAGCATTACCAGAACCAGCAGCACAACCAGATCGTAGTGGACCTAATGCCGCACAACAGTTTGTGGGTAATGCTCGATACGCTTCAATGCCTGCTCAGATAAAAGCAGAAGAGTATATGGGTAGGGCTGGAGCTGCTGCTAAAAGTGCTGGCGCAACCATTAACAATTTCGCCAATACAGTAGTAAACGAGGCTAAACCAGTAGTCGAGGAAGCTGGAGCATACTTTTCACAGCAATAAATAACATCATGACTACTAAAGTATCAGACTATCCAAGAGAGCAAGTAATAAGTATCACAGATTCCACATATGGTCTCAACGTGCTTGCACCTTTGCCAGAAACACTTAGTATAGGTGCTGGTTCAGAGATAGGTTCTCCGTTTTCGTCTTATGCTACTGAGGGTAATGCTTCTAACATCCTTGCTCTTGCAACAGACTCTTCACAGAAGATTGGTATTACCACAAAGAAACTGTTTATGGGTCCAGATCAACCTGATATAACTCTTGATCTAAAATTTGAAACATATTATTCAGCCTTTGAAGAGGTCATTCTTCCTTGTGCTCGATTGTTGTTTATGGCAACAGGAGAACAACGTAACTTGCTTGAAGACTTAAAGAACTCAAGCTTGGGTAAGCAATTGGATTTTTTTCAAAAATCAGAGCAATTTACCGCTGAAGTAGCTGGTGCGGTTACTGGTGGTGACGTGGTTCTTACTCAAGATCTTATTTCATATTTGAGAGCACCGGGACTGACACGAATAAAGTTTGGCAGATACTTCCAAATAGATAACAATTATATATCGAACGTGAGCATAAACTTCAGTAATGTTCTTGATTATGATTATTTGCCGATGGAAGCAACAGCTTCTATAACGATTACCCCACAAGATCCTTGGGTTAAGAACACTCTTGTCTCAGCATTTAAGGGAATTCTGGTAGAACCAGATTTAAAGAATCAGGAATAGGATAAGACAATGCCAGTTACCCGAAGATTCGACTTGTATAAACCAATCATTGTTGATAACAACAAGGAGTTAGATTATCTTGACACTAAAATATATGAATCAAAAACTATATCAGGTTTCCGTTACTATACGGTTGTCCAATCAACCGAGCATAGATTGGATCTTATTTCATACATACATTATAACACCGTTGATCTTTGGTGGTTGATCGCTCAGTATAACAACATTCTTGATCCCCTAACAGAAGTGGTTATGGGTAAAGTGTTACAAATTCCAGCTCTTCCGGAATACTATAAATTCTATAATTCAAATTCTAAGATAGACGAAATAGACGAAACATTCTCTGATCATACTTTGGAGGTATAAATGCCTAAAAAGGAAACTATATTCGAAGAGACATGGTACGACAACCTCTATCTCAAGCTTGAATCAGAAGAAAACGTAGCTCCACTTGCCCTTGGCATACAGAGAATCAGCATAATTGAAACTATGCAGTTGGGTTCTCCTTTTCTTAATCT